GTGTTCGCGAAGTTCGGAATGGAAGCGTTCTGCATCTGTCTTTCTCCTTAGCCGACCGAGCTGTCGGCGATCACCGTGAACGAGACGACGACAGCTGCAGTCGCCGCGATGAGGGTGGTGGTGCCGGCGGCAGTCGCCTTCCACGCGTAAATGGTGAACGTGCCGGGACGCGTCCCGTACGCCCACGAGATCTTCGCGGCCTTGTTCACGTCCGCGGCGAGAGACGCCTGCTGGACGATGCTCGGCACGAAGTTGTTGTGACCGATCCCGAGATCGACGAGCAGCGAGCCCGCGGCCGGAATGGTGACGATGCCCGAGTGGAGCAGCTCGTTCTGGCGGCTCTGGTACGGGTGAGGTGCGGTGGTGTTTCTGGTCGGCGGCATCTGCGTTCTCCTTCAGCGACTCATCGCGAAATCGACGACGCGGCGGCACGCCGCAGCACTGAGGTGCGGGTGGATCCGGTGAACGCGATCGATCGCTTCGTCGAGCGACAGATGATCGTTGCGTTCATGGAAGATGCTGTTCACGTGATTGTCGCGGGGGCTTACTCCGACACTCTGCACCAGTGACGAATTTTCCGCCAGGGCCTTGCGTTGAGCATTCTCCACGGCTGCGAGCGGCGCGAACGCCTTGCTCAAGATTCCCCAGAGGCAGTCGGTGTTCACCGGCGCGTTGGTGATCGCGACGTTCCGCACCTTCGCGCGGACGATCCGATTTCCACCGTCGCGCTCGAGGACCTTGCCTTCGATGGAGAATCCGAGGCTGCGCGGTGCCGACGACTTCTTCATCGCCTTCGCGAGTTCCCACACCTTGTCGGCGGGCGCGTAGCCGGTGAGCAGGTTGCCCTCCGTCCACCACCGGCTCTTCTCGAGCCGCGCGACGCGCGGGTAGCCGAGCACCGCCGAGGTGTCCTGCTTGTGGTTGTCATTGAAGTAGCCGAACGCGACGAACTCGCTGAAGTCGAGACCCTTCGCGACGACGATCTCGTCCTGACGATCGAGGTTCTCCGTCGAGCACCAGCCGCCGATCGGACGCGTGGTCTCGATGTCGATGCCGGACGTGCTGCTCTTCTCGAGGATCTCGAGACAAGCCGGAGCCCACACGGTGAACTCGTCCTTCTCGAGCAGACGCTCTACATCTTCACGCATCGATCCCTCTGCGTAGATAGTACACGAACCTCACGCCTGCACGTGTACCAGGTGAAGTGGCCGCGCCACAACAGGGTTGAAGTAGTGTGCGTAGGTCGGGAACTCGTTGGGTGAGTCCTCGCCCTTGCTGCAGACCTTGAACGGCAGCCGGTACGGGAAGTCGCGGAAGAACGAGACACGCTTGAACGCGTCGTCGACGAAGTCACGCGGGAGGAACTCGTCGAGAGCGTAGTGCAGGTCGGACTTCGTGATCTTGTCGACGATCTTCCACGCACCGCCGAGGTCGACGGATCGGCGAAAGAGAAACTTGTGGAACACGTTGTGGTAGAGGTCGAACGTCTTCCCGAACGAGACCGCGTTGTCCCACGCGACCGCCTGGTAGACCGGGCGACCTCCTTCCGACCGCATGATGACCCCGACATTGTTGACGTGACGATCGCGGACGCCGCCGAGGATGTCGAGCACCAGGAGCTTCCGCCACGTGTCGGCGGGCACGACCTCGCACGTCTTCGCGAGGAGCGAGCCCCAGCGCTTGTCGCTGACGTCCTTCAACTTCGGTTGCAGCTCGTTGAGGTGATGCGCGGGAACGAAGAGCTGCGCGGAGGCGATGCCCGGGACCGCCTTCATCGTCAGCACGGTCTCCGGCACGAGGTCGCTGCAGCCGATGAGATCGGCGGCGCGGCGAAACGCGGCCTCGCGAAACGGGTGAGTGCTGACGGGGATGCCGCGCTGCTTGCTGTGTCCGCTCGGCAGCTTCTCCTTCGCCTGCTTGATGATCGCGCGCACGCCGCCTTCGTAGGTGGCGAGCAGCGCGCCGCTCTTGCCTCCGGGTGCGGGCTCGAGCTTCTGCGGCTTCTCGTGCGTGACGATGGAGCTGAAGCGCGTCACGGCGTCTCGCACTCGTGCGCGAGGAGAGCCTTGTCGAGCTTGTCGACCGTGATCAAATTCTTGGAGCGCACGAGCGCACCCTTGCGATCGAAGCCGAAGCCTTCGGGGAGCACGTGGAGCGGACACTTGCAGAACGGATGCACGGCACCGAGCGTAGCCTTCCACTCGGTTCGTGAGCTGCCAGATCGTGTCGGCTGTCCGGCGCGCCGGCCGACGTTCGATCCGTTCGCGAGCAGCTCACTGAGCTTGAACACGCGTGGCGTGATCTTGTTGGGACGCAGGTAGAGCATGACGCAGAACCTGCAGGCATCAGGTCGTGGACGCTTGAACACGCGTGGGTCGCGGTCGGGTCCGCGATGCGAGATCACGATCGCCTTCGCCTCTTCCATGGCGTTGTGCATCTCGGTGTGCGCGCAACGCATCCAGTCGCGTCGGAAGTCGCGCATCGCGAGGCGGATCTTCTGCTCGACTGCGAGCATGGCGGATCGCTGGTCGACGTCGGACGCGCGGGCTCGCTTGGTGACGCGCGCGCGACGGATCGCGTCGTCCGCGTCCACGAGAATGTGACCGACGACCGTGTCGAGACGGTTGCCGAGACCGCGCACGTGCTGCCCGAGGCGGTCGCGCAGGATCGTGACGGCTTCGCGCTCGGCCTCGGTGATCACCTGCGCGTCGTGCGGCACGAGGTCGCCCGGGGTGATGTCCGGCGACAGCTGCGCGTGTCCCATGATCGCTCCCAGCGCATGGGCAGCGAGTACGACGTCCTGTGGGAGGAGCTTGTCATCTCGGATCTTGCCGGCGGCATGGAGACGAACGTAATCGTCGTGCCCGATGGACGTCGGACCGAACATCTCGGCGACGAACGCGAGGTGACCGTCCGAGATGATCTGCTGGATGCGGCGACGCTGCAGCTGGGTCATGGTGCGATTCACGACGGCGCTCCTGCTTCTTGTTCCTGCTCTTCACGCACCACGGCGATGTCGGCCTGTGCGACCTGCGCGAACTCGCGGAGTTGGAGAGGCTCCGGCCCGAACAGTCGCGCCTTCTCCTCGTCGGTCATACGCTCCCAGTGCCCATTGGTAGCCAGCCACGCAGGCTTCTCGACGCCGAGACGATCGCAGTAGAAGCGCAGCGCCGGCAGGATCTTCTCGACGTACCAGCGACGCGCCTTCGGGTTGTTCTTCACGACGCGGTTCTTGATCGGGTCGGAGAACGCCTCGAGCCGCTCGTTCAGCTCGTTGACCTCGTGGATCACCAGTACCGAAGCCGGCGTGGTGACGCGGATCCCCGGGTCGTTCTCGTCGTCGATCACGTCGAGCATGAAGTAGTCGCCGCTATTCATCGCCGCTCACTTCCAGCTTGTCGACCTCGGCGTGCGCACGATTCAACGACGCGACCATGCGATCGATCGCCGTGTCGAGGTGCGCTCTGAGGAGCTTCGTCGCAGCGGCCCACTCCGGCGAACGCTCCGCGATCGCGTTCAACGTCGCCTCGCCGAGCGCTCCGGGACCGACGTCGGCCTGCGCCTCGGTCGAGTACGAGCGCGTGTCCGGATCCCACCGACGATGCATCTCGGCGGCGACGTGCAGCAGCATCAGCTGCGAGACCGTCAGCTTGTCGAGCTTGCCTCCGTCGACGAGGAGCGGGTTGCTGCGCGCGTCGTCCGTGAGGAGCGCGTCGTCGAACACGTCGGCACCTTCGACGTTCGGCTGGTCGTGCAGGTGCGCGACGTCGGCGCGCGTGAACAGCCCGAGCTTCGCGATCCCCGCGACCACCGCGCTGACCTGCGCCTCGGGATCCCACGCGCTCATCACGACCGTCGCGATGCGGTTAGTGTCGTCTTCACACTTATGAGCGCGCGCGAAGAAGCGGCGGCGGATGTTCTCGGGCGCGTGCGCGAACGCCTCCTTGAACGCCGGATCCTCCTTGAGCGTCTCGTACTTCTTGAACGTGCTGTCGAGGAGCGGACGGATCTCGTCGTTCAGCATGCTCTCCCACGTCTCGTCGCCGTCATCGCTCTCGCCGTTGTCGTCGTCCGACTCGTCACCGAGGAACAGCGCGCGCTGCGCGGCGAAGAACTCGAACACCGCCTCCTCATACGTGAGCTGCTGCGCGCCGAAGCGGAGCTGCGTGATGTCGCCGGCGAGGTCTTCGCGCGTGATCCCCGCGCAATCGAGGAATGCGTCGAACAGCGACCCGGTCTTCGTCGCGGTCCCGTACCAGTTGCCGAGGAAGCGCAGCTCGTTCTTCTTGAACCCGTGCTTGTCGCCCTCGGTCATCAGGAACCCGGTCAGGTCGCGATCGATGCCGTGCATCCCCATGAACTGCGACGGTCGGAAGTGCTCGACGTGCGGCTGCACGTGCTCGGATCCGACGGGCTTCGCGCCGGCACCCATCGGCTTCTCGCCGTACCGGATGTGCCCGGTCCCGTCGCGGTACCACTTGCCACCGCGCGTGCCCGGCGCGATCGGCTGGTTGCTCGCCGCAGCCTTCACGACGTCGCGCGGCGGACCGATCACGAGCGCGTGCGAGCGCGAGCTGCGGCGGATGTCGGAGTGCTTGAGCACGTCGCCGACCTCCTCGCAGATCATGTCGAGCCGCTCGTCGTACGAAGACACGAGGCGGTCGACGAGAGCCTGCGCAGCTGGATGCTCCGGCGGATGCACGCGGAAGCGAAGCTGCGCCTTGATGACTACGTCGTCGTCGAGTTCGACGCCTTCACCGAATAGCTGGTCGAGGTTCACGCCCTCGTAGGTATATCAGACCAGCAGCCGCGAGAGGTCGTTGTTCAGGTCCATGGGCTGGGTCACCGACTGACCGAGCTGGCCCTGGGCCTCCATGATCGACTTCGCGATCGATGCGTCCGAGCCCGGGGCGTCGCCGAAGTCGAAATACTGGCAGACCTCGGTTCCGCGGACCGTCATCATCGACTTCTTCATCGGCGGCTTGTCGTCCGAGGCGTCGTCCGATCCATCGTCCGAGGCACTGTCGTCGGAACCGCCCTTGCGCGTACGCGAGCCCTTCGAGTTCTGGATGCCCGCGGGATCATCGTGCTTCTTCACGCCGGGCGCGCTCCGCTTCGACTCGACCTGGCCTTTGCCGGACCCGCCGCGCATCGTCTTGCCGGAGGCGTTCTGCTTGGCGATGTCCGACTTCTCGAGGTCGGACTTCGTGATCGGAACCTCGCAGTGCGGGCAGTCGACGAGCGTCTCCCCGGCATCGCTCTTGATGAGGTTGTCCGTGCCGTTGAAGATGTCGTTGAAGTTGGTCTTGCTCATCGTACTTGCTCCTGTGGCCTTCACGTTTTTTGTATCACGTATCGCGCGCTGATGATCACGGTTCGATCAGGGAGCGGCGGCGGATGCGGCTGCGGGCTTCTTGGTGCGGGCCTGCGACCGGATCTTAGCGGCGCGCTGCTTCACGTCGGGGCCATGGACGCCAGGCAGGTATGTCGTCGGCGGAGGGACGGCACCCTTCGGCTTCGGCATCACTTCCATCGCGCGGTTGAGGTCGTGGATGCTGAGCGATCCGCGGTTCGCCGAGCGGAGCGCGTCGGCACCGGCGAGGTTCCCGTAACCAGCGACGAGCGCCTTGATCGCGGCGAGCGTGCGCAGCGACTTCTCGTGGAACTTGCCTGCCTTCAGGTTCGCCATCGCCTCGCCGTCGGAGATCGGCTTCATCTTGATCGTCGGCTTGTCGCCGCGCGGGAAGCGCTTCGGCGGAGGCTGCGCTCCGGGCGCGGCCGGCATCGCGCCTGCCTCACCCTTCAGCATCGCGTGTGCTTCGTCGATCGACACCACGCGAAGTGACTTCCCATGAGCATCGAAGCCGAAGCGCTTTTCTGCTGACCGCGTCGGCGCTGACGCAGGTGCCGTTGCAGTGACGGTGTGCGTCCCGAGAGGTTTGATTCCTTGCATCCGCTGCTCGAGACGATTCACGCGCTTCCCCGAAGTCCCGTACGACATGCGAGACATCCGCTCACGCGGAGAGGAGTTCTTGGTCTTCGGTCTCGGGAGGTATGCCTCGCCGGCCTTGGCGATGCGCTTCTTGCGACGAGCGCGACGACGGATCTTGTCGTTCAAGAGTTGGAACTGCGCGTTCATCGACGGAGGATCTGCCTTCACGACTCGAGATCCTACACCAGGGCTCCCAACCATCACAGGAGCGCGAGGCGGCACGGTGGTTCCAGCTGTCCCATCAGCTGCAGTAGTTGGATTGACCGGGACGCGCTGCACGAACTCTTGGTGGTTCGGCGTCGACGTCGTGATGCTCGGAGCCGGAGTCGGAGCCTTGGGCTGTGGTGGTGGCTTGGGAGCCATAGTTCCAGCTCCTCCGCGCGCCGAAGTGTTGTCCCCATACTCGATCGCCGACGCCTTCTTGAACGAAGCCACCGTCGCCCACGCGATGCGCTCGGCCGCGTGATCGTCGTGCCCTCCACGCTTCGCCGTCTCGTAGATGTGGCGCGCCATCCGCTTCTGCTTACTAGTGTGGGAACCCGGCATGTAGATCAGAGCCTACCTGCGTGCTCGACCCGGGTACAGGACCTAGAACGTCGGTGGCGACATCGCCTCGAGCTTCGTGTGCAGCGTATGCCAGTAGCTCGGGTCGATCCTGTGCTTCGCGCTGAACCGCTTGAGGTGAGCACGCATGAACTTCGCGAAGCCGTCGCGTCCGAGCTTCTCCGCCGCGCGCTGCAGCGTGCGCACCGAGACACCGAGCTGGTTCGCGAGTTCGCCCGGGTCGGCGTGCTTGGTGTCGTCGTGACGAACGATCACGAGCTGCTGCTGACCCTTCGCGCCGCCGCCGGCCGGTTTCTTCTTCTTCTCGTCGAGGTATCCATAGCGCGTCTTGCCGCCGGATCCGATCTTCTTGCTCGACGTCTTCTTGTTCGGCGTCTTCTTCGCTTCGTCCGTCTTCGGCTTCTTCGGCAGCGCTTTGATGACGAGCGACGGCTGAGAGCCGTGGATGGCCTGCAACATCGCGCGCTCCTGTTGAAACGGGAAGTGGATCTGCGTGTTGGCTACCGCGAGCGACACGCGCGTGAACTCGACAGGCGTCGGAGGGAACCGCTTGATCGGCGTGCGCGCGGTGGTCGCCACGTACGCCAGCGTGACGTGCGGGATGAACCCGTGCGTGTCGTTCGGCACCAACCCCTCAGCAGCCAGCTCATCGAGCAGCTTCGGACGCAGGCGCGTGATGTCGGGCGAGTCCACCGAGAGGTAGACGACGTCGCGACCCTCGGTGGTGGTGCTCGCGCTGAAGCGCCCGACGCCGCCGAGCACGGCGCGCACGTGATACGCGTACTGCGAGAACCGACGCACCGCGCACGCGGCGGCGAGCTTCTGCTCTTCCGTGAGGTCCTTGCCGAGGTACGCGAGCGTGATGTGCATCGTGCTCGGCGACTCTCCGTCGGGCAGCGCGATCCGATCTGCAAGCTCGGCCGGGAGGTGCAGCGAGATCATCGTCCCGGTGTGCTGCTCGGCCTTCGTCAACGGGCTCGGCTCCGGCTTCTTGCCGACGCGCTCCTTGGTCTTCCGCTTCCAGTCGAAGTCGCTCTTCTCCGTGCTCTGCGCCGAGCGAAGTCGATCCGAGATGTCACGGACGCCGGCCTGCGGTCGGTAGTCCTTGCTCTGCTGACGAAACCGGAGCGCCACAGGCGCATCCGTCGCAGCTGCGACGTGGAGACGATGGTTGCCATCCTCGACGTGCCACTGACCGTCGTGCGTAACGTTGACGTCGATCGGGTCGAGACGCTTGCCCTCGTTCCACGCGCTTCGGATGGAATCGAGATGTTCGGGATGCAGCTCGTTGCCGTGCACGCCGCGCGCGGCGATCTCCGACGGCTTCATGACGTGGATGGCGTCCGGATCGGCAGCGCCTCGCGGGGCGCCCTCGTGGACGGATGCGCGGTGCAGGTTGACCGCGCCGCCGACCTTGAACCCAGAGGGGAGGTGGTGCTGGATCGCGTCCTCGGCGGCGCTCGACGACGGGACGTCGGTGTTGCCCGTCGACGTCGCCACGGAGAACTGACGACCAGATCGCGAGACGCGCGCGACCTCGCTCTTCATGATGACGAGTAGCGGCGGTTGCGGCGACGACAGCTCGTGCTCGACGTCGCGCATCTCGACGTCGGCGCGATGACGGCGCGACTCGGTCGCCATGACGCGCTCCTCGTCGATGAGCTTGTCGAACGCCCTCCATGCATCACCGACCGTCGCCTTCTCGATCGAGAAACCGCGACTGTCGAGCGCGAAGTGGTACGGCGTCCCGTTGGAGTCGATCACGCCGACGTACGCGTGCTGTGATCGGCGAAGCGCCGACCGACTCACCTTGACCGGCGAGAAGCGGTTGATGTCGTCACGCACCGCCTGGAACGTGGTCGGTGGCATCGGTGCCTGGTCGAGCTGGAACGGTGGTTCCTCGATCTTGCCGTTGATCCACATCGAGAACCGGCGCGCGCGATCGAGCGACGGCAATGGTGCTGCCGCGACCTGCTTGATGGGCGCGACGAACAGGTTTCCCTGCTTGATGAATGCGTATGGTCCGGCGCTCATCGTGACCTCTCAGTCGATGTCGATCGTGTCGAACAGCGCCGACTTCTTCAGGTCGTCGGTGCGCAGTGAGTGCGTCATCACCGAGTCCCAGTCGTCGATGTGGAGGCGCGAGAGCGTCTTCGGATCCGGCCCGCTCGACTCGTCGTCCGCGGCTCCGTCGGCGTTGCCGCCTCCGCCACTCTGATCGGGCTTCGCGGACGCGGTCGGCTCGGCGAACTGGCGGAGCTGATCCGCGCCGTGCTCCTCCTCGTCACCGGGCGCCTGCGCGAAGCGCGGCGGCGGCGCGGGCTGACCGCCAGCTGCCGGCGTGGCCTGCTGCGGTTGCTGCTGCGCCATCATCGCCGCCTGCTCCTTCTGCATCTTGTATCCGATGTACGTCGCGTTCATCACGTTGTCGCCGTACTGCACGGGCGGCAGATCGTCCATCGCGCGCACCTCGTTGAGCGTGTGCGTGTTCTGGACCTGCTGCATGCGGAGCTGCTGCGCCTGCTCCTCGGTCTTCGCGTCGAGTCCGACGAACGCCATCTCGAAGCGCGGATCGATCTTGAACACGATGTGGCGGTTGATCGTGTCCTCCACGAACCGCATGAGCGGCTGCAGGCCGCGATCCTTCGATGCCTTCTGCTGCGCCTCGTTCGACGACATGAACACGGGCTGCTGCCCGACGCCGCCGCGGAGGTCGAAGTTGATCTCCGCCGGGTCGATCCGGAAGATCGCCGTGGTGATCTTGATGAGGTACTCCATCCACATCTGGTAGCCCATCTCGGTGTTGCTCATCCCGGTGGGTAGCCACTGGACGTCCTCGCTGTTGAGCATCGGCGTCTTCCACGCGTTCGCGATGCCCGAGACCTGCGAGTGCCACTGCCGCTTGAACGCCTCGAACTGGACCGGCGGGATGTTCCCCTTGATGTTGAGGATGCCCTTCATCGTCGAGCCCTGGCTGAACGCCTTCTGGTTCCACTGCTCGGCGTGCAGGTGGCTCGTCACCGTCGTCATCAGCGTCTCGATCTCCGGCGCGCCGTATCCGTTCGCCTTGATCCACGACCGCGGGTTGCGGACCGCGAACGCCATCTCGTCGATGGTGAACTCCGCCGTGATCGCCGCGTTGATGACCTGGACGTAGCGGATCTCCTTGCGGAGGTCGGCGACGCGCGGCGGCGTGCCCTTCATCTGCCGAGGGGTCGCCGTGCGGATGGTGTCGCTCGGCACGGCGGCGAACGAGTGCACGCTGCCGCCGCGCGTCCGCACCGTCTCCGCGCACGCCTGGTCGTACGTCAGCGAGTCGCGGACGAACTTCTGGACGAACTGCAGGAAGCCGTCGCGGCCGAGGTTGTACTCGCGCCCCGTGTTGAGGAGCAGCATCTGGATCTCTTTGCAGCGATCGCGCTCGCTGTCCGTCATCTGCTTCTTGTCGCTGTTGTGGCGCGGCTGGATCCGGAACCCGACGCTGTATTTGTTCGGCTGCGGACGCGTGAACGACGCGACCTGGTCGATGCGTGTGAGGAGGATCGCGGCGATGTACGTGTCGCGCTCGCTGATCTGCCGGAGAGTGTCGTACGTCAGGTGTGACGGCGCGCTCCGATAGCCCATGCCGACGGAGTCCATCAGCGCGTTCGGGTCAGCGAAGAACGCCTTCGGCTGGTTGTCGCTGGCACGCGCGCGCTCCTTCGCGAGCTTCTCCTCGTTCGACCACGCCTTCTCGCGCAGGTCCTCGAACGCCGCGTTCACCGCCTTCTGGATGTCGGGTGGGAGCGCGGCGAGCGCCGGAGTCGTGGGAGCTTCGTCGATCACTTCGGACATCGGTTAGTACCCCAGGTGCTCGCGCGCGCTTCCCATCGACGTGACCTTGTGCGTGGCCGCGCCGCCGTCCGGGCCGCTGTGCGGCTCGTGCACCGCGACGTGATCGTGATGCATCGTGGCGTGTGAGTGCTCGCCGTCGTGATCGTTCACGAAGGCGTGCACCTTCGCCATCTTCACGGCGTGCTCGTGGCTCGGCATCTTCACCGACTGCGCCGGTGCCTTCGCTCCGGCCTTGGGCGTGTAGTGGACGGTGTGCTCCCCGGTGCTGTGGTTCGACTCCACCTTGTAGTTGCCGTGCGGCGACTTGAAGTGCGAAACGTGTGGGACGGCGGTCTCCGACTTGCCGACGACGCTCACCGCCTCCTTCATCGAAGGCAGACCCGCAGGCGTGTGCGTGCTCTTCGGCTTCTCCTTCGCGCCGGCGTGCGCGCGCACCGTGTGCTCGGCGGCGGTGTGGGTCGGCGCCGCGTTCGAGTGCTCATACGGCTTGTTCTCCGCGCCGGTGCCATGCGCGAACCGACGCGCGTGATGCTCCGAAGCGCGCCGTGCCTCCTTGTGCGTGTCGAACGTGCCGACGCGCGTCGTCTCGCCGCCGCCGCGTGGGTGGAAGTCGACGTGCTGCTGACCCTTGCCCGAAGGCGAGACCTCGTACTTGCCGTGGTGGTGGTAGAAGGTCCCCTTCGCGATCCCGTCGCCCTTGATCACGGAGTAGACGAAGTCGGTGGCGTCGCTGAGGTCGATGACCAGGCGTTCACGGTTGGACAGCCGCGGGATGAGCGACTTCGCGATCGAGCGTGCCTCGATCGGCTCGCACGTGCAGACCTGTGGTCCGTTGTTCGCCGGCCCGGTGCCGATCGTCGTACCGATGCTCTTGCACATCCTGCACATCTCGCGCTGCTGGGTGACGTGGTTCGCGAAGACGCTCTTCACGAAACGGACGTGCTCCTCGCCGAGCGATACTTCCTGGAACGCCACCGGACGCGTCGACCCGACACCGTACAGGTCCGCCGACTCCTGCGGAGCAACGCTCGACGCGTGCGCGCCGTGGTTGTTCATGTCGGGCAGGTACGAACCGGCACCACGTGCGATCGGCGCGTAGCCGATGTCGGCCGCGCTGCCGTCTTCGCCACACAACCAGGGCCGAAGTCCGATCGTGCACACCCCGGTCCGTCCGGCCTGGCCGTCGAAGTGGAGACACCCGTTGCACTTCGCGTTCGGCTGAACTTCCTGCGCGACGCGACCCGGGAAGCCGCCGCTGATGACCGTTCCTGCGCTCATGAGGGTCAGCCTACCGCTGAAGCCATCACCTCGTCCAGGCCGACCTACCGCGTCAGGGGAGAGCGTCACCGACGACGGCGATGTACACGGACGCGGAGTCCAGCGTGCTCGGGTTCGAGACGAACAGGCTGCTGATCTTGCCGCGCCACACGACGAGTCCCGGCTGTTCCTCGCGCTGGAACCTCGAGAGGATCGACGCCGCCGCGAAGGCTGGGATGGGACGCACCGTGACGAGCGGCGCGGTGTTGCTGTCGAGCTGCAGTTGGATCTCGTCCGAGGCGACGACGATGAGCGTCGACGCAACGTCGACGTCGCCGAAGTCGAACGGCACCGAGGCATCGAGTGGGTCGAGCTTCATGATCGCCGACTGGAACGTCGACGCCGTCGTCGCGTCCGTGTCGTCGAACGTGATCGCCTGGTCGAGGAGCTTCTGCCGCTGGTCGTCGTCGTTCGTGACGAGCGCCTGGAGGTTGATGAAGACGCGCATCTCAGCGGAGACCCTTCTTCAGGTCGTCCTCTCCCTGCAGCGTCTTCTTCGTCATCTCGCCTTCGGACTTCGCGACGCCCTGGCAGTTGGGGCACGTCGAGCTGGTTCCGACCCACGCGTGACCGCACAACGTGCACTTGTAGTCTTGGGGCTTCATGGATCCGAGCTTAGCCAGAGGTCGGTGCGTGAGTACCACCTTTTCGACCATGATCTTCACCGCACCGAGGTTGGCGGCGGAGGGAAGTGACCGACGGGAAGCGCCGCCGCCAGCTTCTCCTTGTCCTTCGCCGCGACCGCGGCCTTCGCTTCCTTCGCGATCTTGTCGAACTCCTCCTCCATCGCACGCTGCGACTCGGCGGGATCGCCCTCGATCTTCTTGAGCAGCTCGCTCGCCGTGAGGCCCTGGTTCGAGTCCTGAGCGCGGAGAGCCGCGCGTAGCTCGCTCTGCTTCTTCTGCTCGAGGTCGAATTGCTGCACGTCGTTGCGCTGCAGTTCCCCGATCAGGGTCGGGAACATCTCGGCCATGTGCCCTTCGACGTCGTCATTCATCACGTCACCTTCTTTTTCTTCTTCGGCTTGAATTCTAACTCTGGCTCGGGTTCCTCACCAGTGATGTTGTTGATGGGCGTCTGCCCGGACACCACGGCCATCGCCTCGAGCGCGCGCCCGCGGATGTTCTTGCCCTTCATCAGCGATCCGAGCCGCACCAGCTCGCCCTCGATGACCTCCTTCTGATCGCGCGCGACCCAGAACGTGAGCGCCTCGAACTCCTCGCCACCCTTCGTGCGCGTCTGCGGCTTCGCAGCCTCGAGCGACGTGTGGAGGCGGACGCCGTCGACGTACCGCTCGTTCTTGCTCAGCCCGACGCGCTCCATGAACTGCCCCTGCGCCTCGCGATCCGGGAACACCACCACGGCGATGAACTCCGGGTCGTTCGCGTCCTTGTCGCGCTCGCGGTGCTCCTTGCGTTCGCGCTTCATGCGCTGGATCTCTTCGAGCTGCTCGAGGTCGTCCTTCACCGACGCCGGCGCGTCCTCGGTGTCGAACATCGTGACCTCGTACTCCGTGCCCTCGAAGATGAGCTGCAGGTCCATGTCGTCGAACCCGGCGCGCTTGTAGTCGACGCCGTCTGAGAACATCTTCCCGAGTTCATCGGCCGTGTACGTGCCCTGCGCGCTCGGGTTGTTGAAGAAGATGTTCTGCTCCTTCTCGTCCGCGTCGCTCAGATCGCAGATGCTGACATCGAGCAGGTAGTTCGCGAGCTTCTTCTCCGCGGCGCGCGCGTCCAGGATGCTCAGCCGCTGGTGGCCGGAGACGAGGTTGCCGTTGCGCTTGTTCCAGACGAGCGCCTCGAGCAGCCCCTTCTTCTTGATGTTGTCGGCCAGCTTCTTGCGCGCGTGGTCGTCGATCTGCCGTGGGTTGTACGGCGCGTTCTTGATCTGCGATCGGCTGATGCGTCCGGGGACGAACTTCTGATCGGGGTGGAGCACCGCTTCGCCGGCGTCGACCTTCGGCTTCTTCTTATTCACTTCGGCTCCGCGTTGCAGATGTCTGCGATCGCCTTGTAGATGATGTCGAACTGCTTCTTGGTCGGTCCCGGCGATGGGCTGCCGTCCTTCAGCTCGCGTCCCTTGACGTTCGAGAACTCGTACTTGGAATCCTCGGTGACCACCGTGATCACGATGCGTGGCTTCATGCTCATCTTCCCTTCAGTGAGGTCTTGAACTTGTCGATGTATGTCTTCTGCTTCCAGCTCTTCTTCTGGAACTCGTAGCGCGCGAGCTTCGCCTCCACGTAGGGGAACACCTCCAGGATCTTCGCGAAGTCGTCCGGGAACTTGTCGCGGATCGCGAGCAGGACGTCCTCCTGGAAGGAGATGCCCGTCATCGCGCGCTTGAGGATGGTGATCTTCGGCGGCGGCGGGATCTTGCGCGCGCGCAGGTACGCGACGACCGACGCCTCGTTCCACCGCCACAGCGGGTAGACGCGGCGTCCGGCCTCGTCGTGCCCCTCGTTGTTGCTGAGCATGCCGACGCGCTCGATCGAGTCAGCCATGCGGTGCCCGTAGGCGATCCACTCGACGCCGGTCTTCGCGCGGACCAGCTGCTCGACGTCGGTCAGCTTCATGTCGCGCATCTGATCCGCGCCGGTGCGGTGCGGCATGAACACGGCGTACTTGTACGCGCGCCCGAGCTGCCAGTGTGGGACGCGGAGCACCTCGATCTTGTAGTGCTTCTCGCACCACCGGATCGTCGTCTCGACACATCGCAGGTCCTTCACGAGGTACATGAAGAAGCACCGCACGTTCGCAGCACCGAACTCGCGGACGCACAGGTCGAGCGTCGTGAGCGAGTCCTTGCCGCCGCTGAGCCCGACGCCGATCTTGCTGGAGACCTTGTGCGCCTCGCGCAGGAGCATCGTCGCCGACGCAAGCGGCGTCAGCCGCTGGTCGACGATCCCGCCTTCGCCTTCGACGACTTCCCGCGCCGCACCTTCACGTTGGCGTTGCGCTTTCCGAGACGGCTCTTGCCGCCGCCGCGCTTCGGGCTCGACCCTTGCTGCTTGCCTGTCTTCGCCTTCGCGGCCTTCTTCTTGGCGCGCCGCTTCTGCTTTGCTCCGGGAACTGACAGTGCCATTGGAATTCTTCCTCCGACGCATCATACGTCAGCCGCGCTTGGCGCGCTTGGTCTTGTCGTCTCGCGTCTTCCCCTTCTTCTCGGCGAGGTTCTTGATGTTCTGCTCCGCCATCGACTCGATGGTGGCGCGCTGCACCTGGGTGAGACGGCGATCGATCGCGCTCTTCATCGCCTCGTCGACCATCTCGTAGATGTCCTCGCCGAGCGCGTACGCGGTGCAGCGCATCTTCTCGTAGAGGACCGGGTCGATGTAGAGCGTGACCTGTCGGTGACCAGTGAGGTGACCCATTACTTCTTCTCCTCGAAGTCGCGGTAGAGCCGGCTCGCGCCGGGCTCCGACGTGCGGTTGTTGTACTTCGCGCTCCGCTTCTCCGCGTACGAGACACGCGGCACCTTCGCGTCGAAGTAGAGCAGCTGCGCGATCGGCATTCCCGCGTACACGCGCAGCGGGTGGATGACGAACAGCTCCATCGTCCAGTAGCCGACGAAGCCAACGTCGCCGGTGCCCGCGGTGACGTGCACGCTGAGTCCGAGACGGCCGAGCGATGAACGCCCGTTGAGCATCGGCACCGCGCGATCCGTCCGCGTGTGCTCGATCGTCGACGCGAGGTAGAGCATGTGCGGCTGGAGAACGAAGCCCTGCTCCGGGATGACATGCTCGATCGTCTTGTTCTCCTTGCGGCAGTCGAGCGGAGGTACTCCGAACAGACCCACCGCGGCGCCGCCGGTGAACGCGTCGTACGTGAGGAGCTTCGGCGCGAGGTGCACGTCGTACGAGTTCGTGCCGAGGCACTTCGGATCGTATGGGTTGATGGAGATCTCGCCGCGCTCCATCGCGTCTTCGATCTCGCGGTCGACGAGGATCACAACGAGTGCCTCGCGTACGCGACGACGTGGTCGAACGCGGCGTCGTCGTTGTCGAACTCCGCGCCGGTCGCGCAGAACACCGACTGGTCACAGTCGCCGCTGAACACGAGGTGCTTGCCGAGCACGTCGGCGACGCCGGCCTCGTAGTACGCGCCGCGCCCCGGCGCGTCCTCGGGCACGAGCATCCACAGGATGTCGGCGCGCTTGATCGCCTGCTTGTTGCCGAGCGCGGCCGAGCGACGGATCGAGTGCTTGTCATCGCCGCGCGGGTTCGCGACGCCGTTCGCGGCGATGACCTCGAGCCAGTCGGAGGTGACCTCGACGTCCGCGGCGCGGAGGCGATCCATCACGCGCCGCGCGCGCTCTTGTCCAGCAGGAGATGAAGCAGAGGCAACGTAGACGCGTTTCACTGGGACTCCTTCGCGCGGTCGCGATCGGTGATGAACGTGCGAGCCCAGAGGATCGCATCGAGCATGTGTTGGTAGCGTTCCTGCGGGACGACGACGCCTTCGAGGATCGCCGAGCGCATGTACACGGTGCCGTCGAGCAGCTCCTGGTAGCAGTCGATGATCTGGTCCCGACCGTTGTGCGCGGTGAGCGGCACGCCGTAGCGCTCGCGACCGAGACGATCACGATCACGCATGTCGGCGACAGCCTCCTGCATGCGGTACACGACCTCGGGGTCGGGATCTTCTCCGAACTTCAGGGTCATGTCGGAGATCACGGCCTCCCACGAGGGCACGAGATCTGGACGATCGATCGGCGGAGGCTGGTCGACGATGTCGGACTTCGCGACCGTCGATGCCACGGTCGTGGTGATCTCCTTCCACGTCTTGGGATCGTTCGGCACGGTCATGATGGGGAGGTGACTTGTCGCCAGGTCTTCCCACGTCGGGCTGATCGAAGCCTCGACCTTCAGCGGGAAGCCGATCGGCATGGGCGCGTTCAACCCGGTGTCGGCGATCTCGGGCGCGGGCTCGTAGGTGCTCTCGAACGCCGACGACGACATCACGCGGAGAACGCCGGGCGTGACGTACACGACCCACGCGCTCTCGATCGGCGTCACCGTGCGGTTCGAGCCGTCGATGCGGACGAGGAGTTCGTCATCCTCGCCGACGAGCATGATCTCGCGTGCCTCGATCGAGGTGAGGATCCACGACGGCGTGGAGAACAGCGCGCCGACCGCGTCGGAGTGCACCACCTTGGGTTCCTTGCCGAGGGTGCGGACGATCTCGCGGAGCTGCGGGACCTGCATCGCGCAGACGGTGACGTGGCGGGTGGTGAAGCGCGTCGCGGTCACGAGCCACCTCCGCTGCTCGCGAGCGTCGTGAGCTTGCCGTGCTGGTCGACGGTCTCGACCACGGCGTCCACCAACACGTCAGTGTCGACGAGGATCTCGATCAACGCCGTCACGCCGTTGCGCGTCACTTCGAGGTTCATCGACTTCACGTTGCGCAGCGGCACGCCGTCGAGTTCGGGGATCGTCGGGCGTCCGTTCTCGGTGCGGAGCTTGAGCGTCTGCAGCTTGCTCACGCGTGCACCGCCTTGAAGCGCGACTTCCGCAGCACGGAGACGCGCGGCCAGTACCGCTTCGGCTTCTTCACGCGAACGTTCTTGATCGCGGACGTGGAGCGCTTCGGAGCGAAGGTCACCTCGACGATGTAGCTCTCGTGGTCGCGCGTCCCGAGCGGCAGCGGCGTCGCCTTCGTGGACTTCGTCGCCGGCACCACCTCGACGACCGTCCCGATCTTCTTGAGGGAGGACCCGTTCGCCTGTGAGGTCCACTCCACGACGTCGCCGACGGAGAACTTGTTCGCAGCAGCTGTCTTCTTGCCCATGTGCCAGCAGGTTAGTACGACCAACAGGCATGAGTCAAGCAAAGCGAGCGGATCCGACGGAGATCAGGTGATCCGAGGCGATCGATGGATCTCTCCAAACCATCGGACCAGCCAGATCGGGTGGATCGATTCAGCTAGCCGGGACCGAGTGCACCACTCGACACCCATCGGCTACCGTCCGGTCCGGTTCGATCCGGGCCGCTACGCTTCGTAGCCGATTCGGATACCGTTCGTCAACCATGGTAACCATGAGTGTACAACTTACACGAACTGTTTACCGTCGACAATGCACGCACTACACACCCACCAACAATCTTCATATTCGCTTCTTGACAGCTAATTAGTGGTGACAAACTTCCCGCTGCTTGACGTGATCGTCGGTCCGGGCGAGTCTGTCTGCATGCACGACTTCCTGAACTCGCTCTGGCTCACCGTCCAACCCGCACTGCTCACCCTCATCTCCGGCCTGGTCTTGCTGCTGATCGCACAAGCGACGCTTTGGGTCCGGGCGCACACGAAGAACACCCAGTTCGAGGGCATCGTCGAACGCGCGACCTCTGACATCAGCGCGTTCGTCGCCAAGCAGGCGCAGCGCATCGACCAGTTCCGCGGTGAAGACGGCAAGCTCGATGAAGCCGAGGCGAAGCTCGCGAAGGACGCGGTCATGACCGATCTCAAGGCCGTGTGGAACGCGGGCAACATCATGGCCGAGCTGAAGCACGTGCTCGGGATCGACAACGGCAAGCTCGACTCGTGGATCTCCGCGAAGGTCGAGGAGGCGGTGCGGTCCATCAGGCCGATGACCACGACGCAGCTGCTCGCCGGATCGACCACGAACCCGGCCGGCGACACGACTGCAGTCGCCGCGTCGACCACGACCACGACCACCACGAACACGGAGCAGCCCAAGTGATCAAGCCGAACCGCGTCCTCGTCATCCTGCTCCTCGTCATCGGCGCGTGCACGCACGCGGGTCGCGAGCAGACCATCCAGACCACGCTCCTCGCGACGAACGCCGCGCGCGAAGCCTTCGTCCAGTACGACGCGATCGCGCAGGCGAAGATCGTGGACAGCGCGACGTCGCTCGAGAGCGGCAAGGCGCAGCTCGTCGAGTACCGCGCGAAGCGCGAGAAGGTGCTCGCGCTCTTCCCCGTCGTCTACTACGCGATCCTCGCGGCATCTCAAGCGAACGACGACGCCTCGTTCGCCGAGATGAAGACGCGCCTCAAGGTGTTGCTCAACGCGGTCATGCCGCTACTCGGAGGTTCCCTGTGACGACTGCTCTCGACGCCCTCAAGAAAGCCGCGAAGTACACCGAGCCCGTCGTGCACGCGCTGCAGGCGATCCAGTCGATCACGCACCTCGGCGGTGACAACGCCGCCGCCGCGCTTGCCGCGATCGACAAGATCATCAGCACGACCATCACGGGTGTGTCTCTCGGACACGATCCCAAGGACATCATCGCCGCGCTGGACAAGCTCAGCGCGAGCATCAAGACGAACGACGCGGCGGCGGACGCCGCGCTCGCCGCCAAGTTTCCCAAGAAGGACGCGTGATGAAGCTGCTCAAACGTGGAGACAAGGGTCCCGCCGTCATCGAGCTGCAGCAGAATCTCACCAAGCTCGGCTACGACGTTGGCACGATCGACGGCGACTACGGCGCGAAGACCGAGGGCGGCGTGCTGGCGTTCCAGCTCGACTACAGCGACATCTCGGACGACGGCGTGTACGGCCCGCAGACGGACCAGAAGCTCCGCAAGGTGCTCAGCAACGCCGCGGTCACCCCGCCGCAGACCACGACGTACGTCCCGTGCAACGCCGCGACGTTCGCCGCGTTCGAGAAGGTGATCTCCACGATCACCTCGAAGCCGGTCCGCTACGGTCCCGGCCGCGGGCTGTTCCGCGACGGCAAGTTCCTCGTGACGTTCGGCGCCGGCGACGTGAACCTGAAGAACTGGAAGAACTTCATCGGCACGCCGTACCCGTCGTTCCACTGCACGTCGTTCACGAACTTCATCCTCGGCTGGCTGCTGCGTCGCAACGAGAACTACACGCACGCCGGCAACATCCCCGAGCTGTTCGACCTGCTCTCGCAGAGCGCCGCGATGCACGAGTCACCACAGGATGGCTGGACGCTGCGCTACCGCGGCTACGGCGATGCGTGCTTCAAGCTCGAACCAGACGGCAGCGGCGCGAAGCGCAACGGCGTCGGGAACTACTTCGACGCGCGCGAGCTGTTCGATCGCCGTGCCGAGCTGCCGACGTTCATCGTGTGCGGGCAGTCGACGAAGTTCAACGGCGTGTGGAAGTGGTGGCACCACACGGTCCTGTTCGTGGCGCGCGAGGGCAAGCTCTTCCGCATCGCTGCGGACGGCTACCGCGACGCCACGCGCGGGTGGAGCGGGCAGCCACTGAAGTACGTGGAGATCACGGCGCAGACCGTCGGAGCCTACGCAGGCGCGATCTACCAGGCGTACGGCGTGCGACCCGACAGCGAAGGGAACTACGGCGACCCGACGAAGCCGATCGCAGCTGTCGACCTCGAGTCGTAGCTACAGCAGCTCGAGGTCATGCGCCGCCACGAGCGGTACGCCGAGCTTCTCGCCGCACGAGCACTCGAACACGAGCGTGTGGTCCGTCTGGATCACGCGCAGCGTGTCGTGGACCGGATGAGGCCACCACGCCGCGCACAGGAAGCGGTAGACGTTCACGTCGCGACGATCCCCGCTGAGGTCGAGGACGACGCGCCAGTCGGCTACTACGCCACGCGGCGAAGCGGCAGCTGGAGTCCCGGACCGTGGACGCAATCGCCTTCGTGGTCTTGAATGAAGGCGCGGACGGCCTGCTCGCGGTCGCACTTCGGACATGTGGTCACGCGGAACGTACATCCTGCGTGACCGCAGTGCACGTGTTGCAGCGCGGTCTCCGTGCAGAGCGGGCAGGTCTCTTTGGTGTTGTGCTTCGACATGACTTCCTCCACTCGGATGGAATCTAGCACGAAGGTCTGCCAGCAGGGAAGTACGAACGTACTCGTCACACCGCTGTCACCGTCGCTTGCCTAGACCTTCTTGTACTGCGTGGTGAGACTCACGCGACCGGTGGGCGAGGTCTCCTCGGTGTAGTCGCTGAACAAGATCGGCGAAACCTCCTTGAGGATCGCACCGATGCGAAGCGCGAGCCGCGAGATCGGGAGGTCGGCGTGGCGGCTCGCGCGCATCTCGAGGAAGTGACGCCACGAACGCGCGTTGCCCGTCATGACCATCGCGGTCTCCGTCTCGTTCGGGAGGCAGTTGCGCGCTGCCTGGTTGACCGTCTTGCGACGTTCGGTTGCCGGGAGCGCGGTGAACGACGGATCGCGCGCGTACACCTCACCGAGCATTCGCGCACGCCGCTCGTACTCGACCGCGGCGCTGTCGATCCACGACTCGAACGTCTCGTGGAGTTCCGGGTTGTCCTGGTACTCGGGACGCTCGACGAAGCGCAGCGTCACGCCGTTCACGTAGCGTTGCGAGAGCTGGCTGTACCCGAACCCTGCGCGATGCCGCACGGCCTCGTGCGACGCAGCGCGATCGATGCCCCACACGAGGAACGAGTAGTTCGCGTGTTCCAACACGCTCCCATGAGCCTGCTCCTTGATGTTGTCGAAGTAGCGCTGTGCGTCGGCGGCACGCGAGCGCTTCTCGCCGAAGCTCAGGTAGCAAGTCTGCCCGGCGAGCTTGCACAGCGCAGCACCATGGTCGATGGATTGATCACATGCCTGCTGCATCCCGGCGTTCGTGCTGGACACGTAGAAGTCGTTCTCGTAGTCGGCCGCGTCGAAGGTGTCGCCGAAGCTGCCCACGAACGGCGTGGCATTCATCGGGATGAATTGAGGTTTGGCGACGAGCGCGACGCCCGCTTCCTTCAGATATCGGGTGCCGTTCTTGGTGGTGCGCACGTCAGGATCGAAGTTGGTCATGTTCATTTCCTTGTTGTTGTTGGTTTGACATTCTTCTACAGGCCACGTATCGATATGTAAATGAAGCCCAAAGAAAAGAAGAAGAAGAAGACCGCGAGCAAGGGTGGGCGACCGCCGGCTGTGAACTACGAGCAGTTCGTCAAGCTGTGGCGGACCGCGAACTCGATCGGCGAGATCGCGAAGGCGCTCAACATCAAGCACAACTCGGTGTCTGCGATCGCGAATCGCCTCCGCAAGAAGAACATCAAGCTTCGCCACTTTCCGCGGCGCATGCCGCAGCACATCGACGTCCAGAAGCTCAACAAGATCGCCAACCCGTGAAGGAACAGAAGATGAAACCCAAGTCGAAGACCGAGACGCCCGAAGAGATCGCCGTGAAGACCGCCGCCCACGAAGCGGCGATCGCGGTGGATAACGCCACCCATGAAGCGAAGCTCGCGGTGCTCACGAAGATCACCGCGATCGCGTCGAACGCGGAGGCGACGAGCGAGCAGCTCGCGCTCGTCCACCCGCTCTCCCAGGCGTTCGTCACCCTGAAGGGATTCTGAGCCATGGTCGAGGTCCCGGAGAACTGGAAGATCGAGACCGCCGCGCACGCCGCCCACGAGGCGAACCGCGCCTACTGCCGCTCGCTCGGCGACGTCTCGCAGGCGCCGTGGGACGACGCACCTGAGTGGCAGAAGTCGAGCGCGCGTGACGGCGTCGTCGCCGTGATGACGAACTCGTCCATCACGCCGGAGCAGTCGCACGAGGGGTGGATGAAGCAGAAGATCGCCGACGGGTGGCACCACGGCTCGGTGAAGGACGCGGACGCGAAGACGCACCCGTGTCTCGTGCCGTTCGAGGAGCTGCCGTTCGAGCAGCAGGCGAAGGACAAGCTCTTCACCAACGTGGTGAAGGCAACCCTCGCCGTGCTCGCTACGCACCCGGTCTGATCACTTATTCACCCACGTCTGGCCCGTGATCACGCGGGCCACGCACGACTTCGAGACGTTGAGCCACCGCGCGAGCCAGGTGTAACCGAACCCGAGTCCGTGCAGGCGGCGCATCTCCTTGACCAGCGCTGGCGTGAGCACGGCGTTCGGGTTCTTGGATCCCTTGTGATTCATGGTTCCCCTAGTCCGATGTGCGTTTCGATGTTCACGTAGTACCGATGCGGGCCGATGAATTCTCGAGACCCGTCGTTTCGCGGGATCCAGATGGCTTCTTCATCGCCCGGGTCGTGATTCTCCAAGCTCGGGATCTTCATCTCGACCCACGACCTTGGAAACAGGAACAGGGTATCCCCGTAGCGAAGCGTGATGCGCTTCCACATCGGGCGATCTTCGTCCTCGTCTCCTGCGTCGTGGTCCTCGATCACTTCGAGTTCCAGTGTGCGCGCAGCTCGTCCTGCGCCTTGTCGGACACCGCGCACCAGTGATCTCGGATCGCTTGGGGAAGATCATCCCACTTCGGACACGGGAGCCCCTGGTAATTGAGGTTCCCGCTGTTCGCCGTGTACGCCTCGTACAGGGTGCGAGCGAGACCAGCGGTGTACTGCGGCACGTTGTCTTCGTTGATCGGACGGTCGGTGTTGTTCATCTCATCTCCTAGTCTTGGTTTGCACGTTCCAGCTCGCAGCACGCGAGCAGGACAGGCCAGCACTGCGGCATGATCGCCAGCGCCATCTCGCGCGCCTTGACCAGCTTGCCGGACATCCAGGCGTCACGGATCACGTTGACGTCCTCGTACTGGCCAACGTCGTTGATGGCGATCGTCTTGCGACGCTGCGTGAGGATCACGGTGGCGTTTCCCGGCGCGACGACGGCGCTCGCGGCGTCGAGCCGCACGCGCGGCACCGCGCTGCCGGCCTTGAGGTGGAGGTCGAACATGTGGTTCCACTCGCGCGAGAGGTCCTGCACGTTCTCCGAGAACATCACCATCGTCGGCAGGAAGCGGATGTGGTCGCGGTACGTCGCGGTGATGACCTCCGGCTCATCGTCGTCTCCGGTGCTCGTCGCCGGCATCATGAGGTTCGTCGGGATGTTGTCGGTGATCAGCATCCCGATCAGCTCCTCGAGCACGCCGTCCGTGAGCTGGTACATGGTGCCGCGCCGCAGCGTGAACGGCAGCGCGAGGGTTGCAGGATCGTCGGTCATCGCTTCGTACCTCCCTGGATGAACGCCGCCTGGACCTTGTCGAGCGCGTGACGCACCCACGAGTAGCCGGCGATGAAGTTCGCGGAGAACTCCGCGGTGAACTGCTTCGGTGGTTTCTTGCTCACGTTGCTGCCTTGTCCCGGCACTTCTTCGTGCCGAACGTCTTCGCCCACATCCACGGCTCGCGCGGGTAGAGCATCTTGGTGCGCTTCTTCGTCCCGCACCACTTCTTGCCGCACCTCTTGCAACGCTTGCTCATGATTTCCTCTTTCTCTTCGTCTTCGATCCAGCATTCGTGAGCACGGTAAGCCTGGCATCGTAAGCGCAGGCGATGAAGCACGTACCGCAGCGGTCGGCTAAGGTCATCGCCAAGATCTTCGCGCTGGTTGTGAGGACGGGTGTCTTCTTGAGCAAGCGTCCACAACGAGTACGATCTCCATACTTCGTCTGGTGCTCCTTCGCGACGTGGGCTCTCACGTGCCATCTCGTCTAGCGCCGCGCCACCATGCGGTGACCCACGCGACGTGCACGCCGAGCTTGTCGGCGATCACCTGCATCTTCTCGGGCGACCTGCGCACCGCCTCGCGCAGCACGTCCACGAACTCCTGGGAGACGATGCACTGCGTGTGACCGTCGAGCACGTGCTCGGGTGCACGCGCCGCGTCCGTCGGCCACCGACGCCAGAACATCCCGCAGTACCGGCACCTGTCCGTGTTGGTCGCCGGGAACGCGGCCTGACGCTCGGCGCGCGTGACCTCGTAGAGCGACCGGATGAACGTCCAGTCGGGTGGTGCAGCGCTCATGGCTTCGTCTTCGGTGGTTGATCGACGCCCGAACATGAGCGCATCTCCTTGCCACCGACTCGCGACGTCGCGTAGACGCGCTCGAGGTCTCCTTGGTGGAACCCGATCATCCCTTGGGTGTGCGGGATCCCAGTGGTACGCGTATTGCGCCAGAGCATGATGCTCTGTCCGCATCTCGGACAGATGCCACGAGGTCCGCGCGGTCCAGCCTTGTCCGATCTCACGGGTAGTGGTCCCGCAGGCGATGGATGCGTGCGTCAAACGTCTCGTACTCACCGGATTGCAGCGTGCCAGCCTTGTACATCTTGATCTCGTTCTCGATGACGCGACGCTCGTGCGGCGTGAGATCGGTGCGCGTCGCGAGCGCGTCGCGCGCCTCGGCTACGTGTCGCGTGTCGTGCTTGTTCACTTCTTCTCCTCTTCGTTGTCCAGCTCGAGAGCGATCGCCGTGAATCGTGTCGGCTTGTTGTCTTCCTTGTCGACGTGACCAGAGCGCAGCATGTCGACGAGCCACCGCGCGAACGCTCCCATCCCTCCGAACTCGCCGCGACGTGCCTCCTCGATGAGTTCGAGCGGCACCGCGCCCGTCAACTTCCGGTCTCCGATCCGGACCATCATCACCGACTCGCCCGTGCTCAGCGCGAACAGCTGCGACAGCCGCAACCCGGGCTTCTCTGCGCGGTGCTCGATCTTCAGCTCGTCGATGCCGAGGATGCGCGCGGCCTTGCCGAGGCGGTTGGTGAGCGCCGTCAGCTCCTCGTCGCTCATCGCGGCTTGACGGTAGCGCTCCGTCACGCATCACCTCGCGTCGGTGGAGGATCGACCTGCACGACGACGGCCTGCGAGCGGGCGACGAGCCGTTCGCCGAGGCGCTCCAACTCCTCGTTCGCGCGAGCGCCGCACATCACAGGTTCGGGCACGTATTCGTAGCCGCGCCAGTCCCACGCCGGATCGCCGATCTCGAGACGCGCGATCGTGAGGTTCGCGGATCGCCAGTCGGTCAGGTATCGACCCGGTGGCGACTCGAAGAATCCCGCGTCCGAGTTGTCTGCCAAGCGCGCGCTCTGTTCCTCGGCGTTGAACCTCGCCGTCCACTTCGCGCTCAACACCGTCATCTCGCGCGCCTTGTCGAACGCGGACGCGTGCGACGCGAACCACATCACGTGGTAGGAGTTGCCTTCCGAGGTGTAGCAGACGATGATGTAGAGCGCGCCGTGGTCGAGTTCTTCTGCTGTTCGGACTGCTGGTTGTTCGCTCATGACTTCCTCTTGATAGCGTGACGTAGCTGTCCGACGCGGTGCTTCGTCACGCGCGTGCCACGCACCAGGCACGGGAGCCGGACGAAGATGGCGCCGTCGTCGCCCACGCTGCACGTGCAGAGGAAGTCGACGTGCTCGATCCAGATCGTGCCGGGCGACGGCGTCTCGTCATCCGTGTCGCTCACCGTCTCCACCAGCGACGCTTCCGCGCGCGGTGTTCCAGCAGCATGCCGACCGGCACCGCCACGCAGATCGTCACCGCGACCGCCAGCCAGTCGATCCACGTCGGCGGCGCCACCTCACCCTGTTCCCCGGGATGTCTCGTCATGATGGAGTGAGTGTACCCTATCGCGGTGACAACGTCAACTCTAATTGCTACGACTTCGATCCCGGCGGTGGTAGCTCGGACCCGCAGCGCATCAGGTCCTCACCCTTCGGGCACGTGCAGTAGCGTCCGTACCCGCCAAACGCGGGACCGACGTACCAGCCCTCACCATTGCAGCGATCGCACACGACGGGCGCGGGTGACGCGAGCTTCGCGGCGTCGCTCACAGGACAATGCCTCCGACGTCGCCGGCGCGCTCGAACTGGAGACGTTCCTCGCCGCAGCCCTCCGCGATGACGTCGTTCAGCCAGAGGCGCACGTCTTCGTAGATCGCGGTCGGAGCACCGTCGACGTAGGGATACACCAGCAGGAGGTCACGCACGGGACCTGCGCAGCGCACGGGCTCGCCGCCCTCCCACGAGTAACATCCGAGCGGCATCCGCATCGGTGGTGACAGCAGCGCGTCGATGTGTGGCGACATGACGCCCCACGCCGACGCATAGCGGCGGACCCCGTCGAACAACGCGAAGACGGCGTCGAGGCGACGCGCGAACTCGACGGTCGCGTGCGCCGTGCGGGTCGTCAGGTAGAACACGTCACCCAACAACTCGCCATCAGCGACTTGAGGTGCGGTCGGACGTCGGATGTTCGTGACGATCGCGACGCCGCGCGCGCTGAGGTGCGGCACGAGCAGCGACGTCATGTCCTCGACCTTGGTGGTGTTGCTCATGTTGGACCTCCGAGGTCGGCCTTCTTCAGCTCGTCCTCGTCGTTCTTATCTCCGGGATCGCCGAGCAGTCCGAGGCAACGCGCCGCGATGTACTGCGAACGGTTCATGCGGTGCCACTTCGCGCGCTCGTCGATCAACGCGATCACGTCGGGCGCGAGCGACACGAGCACCTTCTCGCGGCTCCCAGCCATCAGCTCTGCACCTTGGCGCTCGAGTCCTCGCCGATCGTGTCGCCCTCGCGCCACTGGTTCGCGTCGTGCTCGTCCGCGATCTTGATGGCCTTCTCGATCGCCTCGGTTGCGCTCGTCGCCGCGACGTCATCGACCACAGCGCTGTGCTCGATGGTCCGCTTCAGGGTGACGGTGTAGAGGCGCTTCTTCGGCTTGCCCTCGTTCTTGATCGGCATCAGGTGCTCGGTTCCTTCTTCTGCTTTGTTTTGATAGAGATGTCGACCTCGACCTTCCAATCGGCCGGCGAGGTCATGCGGTCGCTGGAGATGTCGGTGACCACGACGTGGTACCCGGCGATGCGGTAGCGGTCGGCGAGTTCCTCTGCGAGGTCGCTGCTGCCGATCCCGGAGACCGACGCGATCGCACCGCGCGCCCGCACACACTCGCGGATCTTGGCGTCCATCTGCTTCTCGAGGTTGTCGGCCTTGTCCGCGACCTCCTGCAGGCGGCGTACTTCATCAGGCGTGATCACAGGTGCTCCTCCGCGAGGTCCTCGAGACTCACGGCGAGTTCCTTGTAGCCCGCGGCGCGCGCCTCGCTGACGAGCTGGTCCAGCTTCGCGGCGAGGTCGCGCTGCTGCTTCGTGGCGGTCTCGAGCTTCGCGCGCTCCGTCTTCGCGAAGGTCTCGACGCGCGTCCAGAACAGGGCGTCGGGCTCGTCGCGCATCTGCACGAGCGGCGTGGCCGTGATCGCCGATCCCGGCGCGCCGCGGTCCTTCGCGCTCTGCGCGGGGTCGTCGCGATGGGTCGCGACGGTGACGACGAAGTAGAGGTCGGTATCGGTGCTGGTGTTCGACATGGAGGGAGTGTACACGAGCCCGGTGACGATGTCAACACAAATATGTACCTAGCTTGGTCTGATGATGCGGTCGAGCAGCGGAACTACGTCGCGCACGCAGTCGGGGCAGTAGTCGACGTCGGGCATCACGGTGAAGAAGCGTCGACACCACCGACACGCGAACCACAGGCCGATCGCGCGCACCACGCCGCTGTCGTCGCGGATGACGTCGTTGCGCACCTTGCACACGAAGCACGTGAAGGCGTAGTTGAACATCTCGCACCGGCACGGTGGCAAACTCACCGGCCGGTGAGCCACCGCTCGAACGCCGCCGCGAGTTCGTCGTACATCGTGCGCGTCATCATGATCACCTTCGGGTTGCCCCCGCCGTCGTAGTAGAGCTGCGCGTCGCTTGGCGCGTCCTCGTCGAAGTCGATCACCTGCAGGTCGTCGAAGCGCACGATCGCGCCGTAGGGCGAGCGCCAGTAGCCCGGGTTCGGGTTCTCGTGCGCCTCAGCGACGAAGGCGTTGAGCGCCCCGACGATCTCGCTGTGCGGGCGCGTGCTGATCGTCAGGTGCTTGTTGATCGCCTCGCGCAGCGCGCGCTCGCCGGCGGCGCTCACAACCACACCGTCTCGAGCTGACGTTCCACGCTCCACCGGAACTTCGAGTTCCAGCGGCTCTCGGCAAGCTCGGGCACCGCGTCGCGGTGGTACTTCGACAGCCGCACCGTGTACGTCGGCTTGTTGTTGGTCGACTCGCTGATCGCCCGCGCGCTCGCCTCGTCCGCGGGCCACGAGCAGGTGTAGCGCAGCATGTCGACGGGGAACATGCCACGACCCGAGACCTCGTAGTCGGTGCGGTAGAGCACACCGAGGTAGTCTCCGCGCTCCGCGTCGCGCAGCCTGGTCTCGAAGTCGTCGAGCACGTGGGAGGCCGTCTCGAGGTGCTCCCATGACATGCGCACCATCGCAAGCATCTCGTAGATGTTGATCATTGCGCACCTCCGTACGTGATCGTGACGGTCGTTGGGTTCTTCGACAGCATGCTGCGGACGGTCTCGGTGACGATGGCGTTGACGTGCGCGCGAACGTGCGCCTCGACGCGGTCCCGGACCATCTTGCCGAGCCACCCGTGGTCCATGTGGTGCTTCATGTACGACTCGAGCCACGCGTCGACGCGCTTGTGGAACTCGGTAACGAACGCGTTGCGGTCGAGCCCCAGCACGTTCGCGGCGTAGTTCTGCACGGCGCCGAAGAACCGACGTCCCTTGAGGGCGAGCACGTCTGCCTCCGCGCGCGCAGCCGCCGCCTCGTCGAGGCGTCCCTCCTCCCGCATGTCGCCGGCGATCTTCTTGATCTCATCTGCCTTCGTCATCACAGGTGCTCCTCCACGAGAGCTACGAGGTCGTTGGCGAAGCCGTCGAACCCGGCCTCGCCCGCGGCGCGCCGGGTCTGCTCCACGAGCTGCACGAGCTTCTTCTTCGCGTCGGCGACCTCGGCCACCCGCATGGAGATCTTGTTCACCGACTCGCACACGCGGTTCTTGAACTCGCCGAGGCTCTCGTCACCTGCCTGGGAGAGCCGCACGTTCGACAGCTCGTCGGCCGCGGGTGGCGGTTGGATCGCGCCGCTCGGCGTGCCGCGGTAGGCGTGCACGTGCACGACGAAGTAGACGACGAGTTCGGGCTTGGGCTTGGAAGCCTCGGGGCTGGACATCACGCCGCCTCCGAGAAGGTGTGCACGAACTCGATCGCGCGCCGCGTGCGCTTGTCGAGCCCGTGGAAGTCGGACAGGTGACGCGTCACCTCGCGGAGCGCGTGGATCACGTCCACCACGCGTCGCTCGCAGGCCGCGCACAGGTCGCCGCACATGATCGCGCGTGCGGACGAGCACCCGCACAAGATGGGTCCGGTAGGGAGGGCCACGTGATTCTTTGGTCTCGACATTGGACGGTGAGTGTACCCGAACGTGGTGACGATGTCAACATGAATTAGTACCCCGGGATGCCGAGCGCGCGCCACGCGGGCGCCTTGCGCCGGCTGTACTCGTCGTTCCCGATCGACAGCTGGCGCGCCCGTGTGAAGGAGTCGATGTGGCAGTCGCGGTGCGAGTGCACAAGCTCCCACCGCGCGTGCCGGCCGCACCACCGCACCACGCCCGACGTCCTGCCGTAGAGCACCTCCACCATGTGGGTGCCGATCCAGAGGTTCGGCCGGCGGTCGCCGTTCCACACGTGGATCGAGTTCGGCTCGAGGTGCCCGTAGTCGCGGTCCCACACCACCACGGCGTGCTGCCAGGCGGTGAGCGCCGGGTGGTCCCACGTCGCGTCCTCCACGGTGTGCACGTCTGGATTCGTGTAGACGCGCAGCTTCATCGTCAGTGAGTGTACACCAACGTCGACGTACCGTCAACAGAAATACGTACCTGCCTGGGCACCGGACCGCGAATCAAAAAAACGAAGGGATGGGTACGCACGCGGATCGCGGGAGGCTGGGTAGAGGTCCTGGTAGAGCAAGCTCGTGCTCCGGGAGGCGACGCGTCGCGCCCGCCGTGTCGGAGGCGGACCGCTAGCGTGTGGATGTCGCGGGGGATGGGTCCGATGGATATCCACCGCCAGCGCATCGTCAGCGGTGCGCGAGCTACAACGCCTAGAGTACACCCTCGTG